ACACCTATTGCAGCTACTAAATATAATGCTACAATTTTAATGAATACCTTATCTGTGTATTTTAGTTTCATGTCATTATTTATTCAATGCGTATCTAATAAATTCTCTCTGTAAACCTTTATCAGTTATTTTTCTTGCATGTGGATATATGTAATTATTCCAAATTACTAACCTGCCTTCTTTCCAATGCTGTTTAAAAATATATTTTTCTTGAAAACAATGTTTAATTAATTCTTCTGTTAAATCTCCAGCATCTGTATAACCAGAAGAAAAAAAGAAAAACTTTCCTTTTTCATTTTCCATAACCAATGGGTGTTCTGCTCTACTTGTTTTCCTAAAATATCTTTCATGAGATTTCTCTTCAAAATGTACAGGATATTCATGTCCTTGCTTTACATAGTTTTCAAAAGTATGATTACATATTACATCTTCTGCTTTATCTTTTAATTCTTGTGGTGCGTCTTGATATGCTTGTTGTAAGTTTGCAAAGTATGTTGGTGAAGCTCCTTTATCTATTTTATTACAATAAAGGGCTGCATATGCTGGAGGGGTTTTTGTATATGCTTTGTCATGATGCCATAAAAGATCTGTTTTAGATGAAATTAAATCTCCCCCTACAATATCCTCATCTAAAATTTCATAACTTTCTAAATGTGTTTTGTGTGATTGGGGGAATGTTTGCCATTTATCAAAAACATAATACATAATAATATTTATATAGTGCATAGAAGGCGAAGATGAAAAGCGAAACCTAAGGAATTTGTGTCAATTTATGTCCTGTTGTGCTTTGTGCTACTTGTGATCCTCTGATCAAATTCAGCTCCTAGCAATGTCGGCATGGTCTGCAGCGTCTCCGTCGATTATGCTATCCATCTTCTTCGAACCAACTAATGTTGGTTCGCTATTTTATTTATAAAATTTATTATTTTTAGAGAAGTAAAAAGGGGGCCTAAGCCCCCTAAAAACTGACAGACAGTTTTAATTAGTCTTCTGCTAATGACTTGAAGTAAGACAGGGTATCGTCTTCATCAGTGCTTTCATCAGAAGTGGTAGGCGATGCCTGGACTGATTTCACTTTTTCAATAAAGTGATCGTCTGCTGCATCGTTTGTTGTCTGAGATATTTGCTCAGCTGTTGCTACTTTAGCACCACCTGTAAGAACCATGTCCAATTTGGATTTTAGTTCTTCATAAGTTTTGAATTCTCCTGGTGAAACTTTCTCTTGTAGAGAATGTTGTTTAGCCCAAGCCTCTTCAATTTTAGCATCGTCATCAGAGATTGCTGAAGGATTATCAAATTCACTTTTATCATAATTACGGAATCCTTCAACTTGCCTTATTTTCAATTTAAAGTTTGCGCCTTCCCAGAAATCAAAAGGATTTACTGGTTGCTCATCTTCAAATTGTGGTTGCATCACATCCTTGATTTTGTCAAAGATTTTTTTACCAAATTTATAAAGGTAAACATTACCTTCTGAATCTGGATTAGCTTTATCTTCAACAACCATTATATTAGCATAATAATTAAGACGTCTTTTCTGCTTACGAGCAATTTCCTTATTAGCCTCAACCCCAGAATTCCATAGTTCAGAATTTAATTCTGAAACAGGATCTTGTTTGTTTAAGGTAGTAAGAGAGTTCTCGATATACCATTTACCTGTTGGTCCTTGGAATCCATGATTCCAAATTCTAACCCACGGCATATCTTCGCCTTGTGGAGCAGGCAAGAATCTAATAACGGCGTAACCGTTACCTGCCTTGTCTACTGTTGGTTTCCATTCCCGGTCGTCACCTTTCTTAAATGACGTGGGATTTGAGATTTTTTCGACTTCCTTCATTAAGTTATCGAAATTGCCTCGTTGTTTACGAAGCTCTGATAGTGTATTAAACGACATATATATTCTCCTTGTATTGCGTTGTATTACGTTGTATTAAATGTATTAGAACTATTTCTAGTCCTAGCAATTATATTTATAAGATCTTGATGTTCTTCTATTAGTGTTTTGGTATTTTTAACCACAAAAGGGCTATACTTTCTAACCAATAAACATGTATCTTTTAATATTAAATCATCATTATAATCATCAATAAAATTCACTGCTTTATTTAATATAACGACCGTTTCAAGTGCTATCTGTTTTCCTAATAGCATTTTTAATATAAGAGGATGCTGGTCGTCAACTGTTGCATCTTCTATATTATCCTTTTCCATTCTTAATTGTATGGAATTTAAATCTTGCTCAAATGTGTATGATAATCTTTCTTTGTTTGCTTTCCACTTCTTATATGTTTCCATTGCTTCAACATCAAACATACCTCCCCAACGATCTCCACTTACAAAGTTAGCAACAAGGATATCTATAATCTCTTGTCGCCTAAAATCTCTTGCTAACTTTCTAAGAACTGTTAAGTCTTTACGCTTTAAAAAAGTTTCTTTTTTGCCTTTAGCTGCGTACTTATGTTTAGTGATGTCATATGACTCTGTTGTAAAATGAAGTTTTAATGCTAAATAAATCTTATATACGTCAAATGGGTCCATTATAAAAGCTTTTCTGTTTGTCTTTTTTCCTTAAGTAAATTTAAATCCATTGCTTCTTCTTTAATTTTTGATTTTAAATTTGCTGTTAAAAACTTTCCTATGCTTTCTATTTCTAACTCATTTTTTATACAATAGTCTACAACCATATCCATACAATCTGAGCCTGTTTGGAAAGCTCGTTTTTCTATATATTGTGAAAACTCTGTAGATGTATGAAACTCTTTTGTTACTAAAAAGATATCACTTACTTTCTTTTCTGTTGTTTCCAATGTATTATCAACTACTATTTTTGGTACCACTTTTATTCTCCTTCACCCACTTTTTAATATACTCGTGGACATCATTATTACATTCTATATAAGGTTCAGTACATAAAGTTTTCTGAGCCTCGCCTGGTCTATCAAATGTATGTACTACAGGATGATCAAAACAATTTGCTATTGAAGAAATAGTTTTTGGATCTCCCTTGCCAAAATGTGCAACACTTGGAAGAGTTGGATCTACCAATAATTGTTGCATTCCTTGCACTACATCATCTACATGTGTAAAATCTCTTTCCTTTTTACCATTACCATATATTGTTAATGATTCGCCTTGTAAGTAGGATTTTTTAAATTTTCTAATAACCGTACTATAGACGCCATAGTCAGCCTCGCCAGGTCCATATACATTATAAAAATACATTAAAACAAAATCTAAATAATATAATCTTCTATATAAATCCAATAAATTTTCACATATTATTTTGCTAAATGTATATGGGTTCATATGAGATTCTGTATATTGAGTACTAGAACTTGTTGCAAAAAACAATTTACAATTAAATATTCTTGCCCAATCTGCAACTGCACATGTACTACCAATATTATTAGTAATCGTTTCTGTAGGATAATCTAATGCTCTACGAACTCTAGGCGTATTGGCTAAATGAAAAATACAAGCAGGAGGTTCTATTCCTGCAACATGTGGATTAAAATCTTTAACATCACATTTATGATATTCTACATTAGGATGATCTATAAAATACTTACCTGTTCTGTTATCATCAATCACAGTAACAAAAAAACCATCTATTAAAAGTTTTTCAGTAAGGTGTGAGCCAATAAAGCCACAACCTCCAGTAACAATGATATTAGGTAAGTCGGTTAACATAGTGCTATTATAGAATAAATCAAGGCATTAATCAAGAGGTTTATAGAAGATATGGTTGTCTATCTGTACTGTTTTAGCATAATGGTTTGCCCACTCTGGACTAACCTTGGTGCTGTGATACCACAAGGAACCATCAGTAAAATCTATTGATTCCCAACCAATTATAATTTCTGCTAATGTAAAGATTTCTTCCCAACAAGGTTCTATCGGTTCATCAGATTTACCATCACAGTACCAACTAAACTGACATGAGTGTAAATCAATTCTTCCGCTAGGATAATATTTTGTCTGTTTGACTACACCACAAACCGTATTAGGAAATTTAGGATGTTCAACTCTATTAAGCACAACCAAAGCCACTGCAATCTGTCCTGGAATAGATTGGTTTCTTGCTTCAAAATAAATATTTTCAGCTAAGCAACGAACTTCTTGTTCATTTGAATTAGCTTTTAATTCAGGTGTTAAAACCCCTAATATCATACCAAACAATAATATTGGTAACAAAGGCCACTTATTCATAGGCACTCCTCCCGTTATTACTTTAATTATTATTTATTATAGTTTCTTACTATGTTAATATCAAGAGTCAATAGGACCAGTTGGAAAATCTACTTGTGGGATAGTGTCTCTTCCGGTCCTACTTACTTTCCCGGTGTTTCGGAAGTTTTGATAGTAACGTCTAGATCTTTTCCTTCTGGGACTGATGCTGTTAAACTTATATTAGCTCCACAACCAGAAACAAAAAGACATATAGCAAGTATAAAAGCATACTTTGTCATGATTTTTCCTTTCAAGATTATTTATAATCAAAATTTAGTTTTTATAAATATATTGTGGTATAAGGTACACTTATACCGATTTATTAACATAATTTATACCGGAGGTTTTCATGACCACAGCTACTATTGGTAGAGTAGCGAAGCACATGAAAGCCAAAATTGACAGACTAAGTGAGAAGAGTGTAAGTTTTTATAAACTTCTTAGCGATGCGGTTCAGCTAGTAGCCTACATGATAGCTCCGTTACTATTACCTTTTATATTGATGTATCTTCAAGCAGGAGGGTACTGATATGTTCTTTCAACAAATATGGGAATTTTGTAAAGCATACCCAGGGTGGGCAGCTACATTTTTCTTTTGTGGTTATTTGATAGGACTTATCATAAGATAATTCATAGGGTAGATAGAGTTACAATTTTAGCTCTATCTACCTTTATTTCTTTATAAATAATACAAGTTGCCACAATTTATCAAAAGTGTTGGTGTGCAAAACGGAGTTAAACCACCTCCACACATAGATCTAGCACTTATCGGCATACAAGGAAGGTATTATGAAATATCTAAGTTACATATTCCTTTTTATTTTAATCCAAGGATGCGCATCAGTTGGTGCAGGAATTGACGTAGTAAGAAATGTTGCTTCAACAGCAATAGATACTACTGTTCAAGCAGGTGCAACCATAACAAAGGCCGTCGCAGAAGATGTTGTAGAAACTGGAACATTTATTGTTGAACAGGGTACTGACATTGTTGCTAATGCAGCTGAGAAGGTTGATGAAGAGACTGATAGTCTCGCTGTTCCTGGTGTTGATTTTCCAACAGGAGAATTAAAAGAGTAATTAAGGGAATAATATAGAGCCCTAGGAGTTCTCGAGCCCTAGGGCTTCTTTTTCGTAAACGTCTCTAGCTTCTAATAATTTAGGTACAAATTCATCTCTTTTTTCTACCCAAATAGCAGGTCCATCATCTTCTTGTGCCATTAATATAACTGTCTGGTCTACAGGAATTCCTGTTCTTTCTTCAAACATAATAGCATAAGCAGAACACTGCATAAAATAATTATAACAATGTGATCTAGTTTTTCTTTTCTTAGATGTTTTAAAATCTATAACTGATAATTTACCTTTATATTCTGCAATACAATCTGGTTGTCCTGCAAGTCTTAAATGATCTGAATATAATTTGGCTTCAATTAATCTGATGTTATTGATATCATTTAACACTGGACGAAACTCTTTATACATTTCCTGATCTAATAAACTAAGTTTATCTGTATCTTCAGGTTTATTTCGTATAGCATTTTCACAAAGTTTATGAATAGATGTTCCTCTTGTAGAGGCTTGTCTTGTTATTTTGTCTGCTTCTTTTTTACCAACTCTTTTCCGCCATTGTTTTATAAATGGTTTGTTCTTGTGTGCAAGAATAGTTGTAACAGACGGATATTGCTTTCCGTCTGGTGTTAGATATCTCCTCCCTTTTTCTGTTGTTACAGTTTTTAGGGAGGGTACTTCTAATAAGTTATGATTAAACAATTATGCTTTCACCATTTCTGAACGGCCTCTGTTAAGAACGTCTTCTCTTTTACCGCCTGCTGAGTAGCCTGCAATGTAATGTGGTCCAGTCCAAGCAACGCTATAGTTTTCAAAAATGTTGCCTCTTGGTCTGTTAAGAGCTGGAGCATTCCATCCTGCTGCTTTTAGGATATCACCTTCTCTGAACCTTTCATGTGTTAAGTTAATAAAACCCCAAACACTTCTTTCTGAAATGATTTTGATAAATTTACGGCCTACTTTTACTTCAAGTGCTGCTTTAAATTCTTCAATTTTGGCTTCTCCACGATCCATGTCGTAACCACTTGCTTTGTAGCTAGCGATTGTCCATCTTTCGTAATCATTACCAATGGCGTCTATTAGTTTATCTAATGCTTTGGTTAGTTTTTCATCTAGTTTCATATTAAAATTCCTCACTTTTTTATTTAATATACATATATTATGCACTCTTGCGAGGGTAATGTCAAGCCCTAATTTGTAATTTTTCCGAACTTTTTTCGTGCTTTTTTAACTATTTCACGTTTGGCAACGGATTTTCTATCTTTTTTACCGTGTGTTTCTGCCAAAGGACTAAATGGGGAGTTGTCTGCTACCCTAGATAGTACATCATTAAAACCAGAAGGTGGCTTAGTTCTGTCTCCTGTTCCACCTATTACATTAGGTGCTGTGGGTAGTCTTTTTATATGTGGATTCTTTTCTAAATATTCTTCAGCTTCTGAGATCTTCATAAAATCCTCAAAAACTTCACCTGTATCTTTATTCTCAAAAACGTATGTTGGCATAATCTATTTTTTCACCGCAATGGCTATTTCCTCCATTCCATCTATAATTGTATTTATAGTGGTTTTTGCTACGGGTGAAAGCAAATCAGAGTTATATGCCCTTATCAAACATTCTTTAATGTATAAAGGGTCTATTTGTTTTAAGAGTTTCCTAGTATATCTTATTTCAGTAAACCCAAAAGCATTTAAACATAACAAAGCCAAGTCTATTTCTTTTTCAGAATAGAAAGACATTCTATAGCCTTTAATAACTTTTGGCTTGGGTTCTGGTTGTTTAAATTTTATTACTTTAGCCATGTAACTACTTATAATTTAAAATACTTTAACACCGTATCTTTTGGCGAATTCCTGGCCATCTATATAGGTGTTTACAATTGGTTTCCCTTTTATATTTAAGCTAGTATTAAGTAACATAGGACATCCTGTTTTATCTTTCCAATCTACTAATAATTGATATAGGCCAGGGTGTTGTTTTCTTGTAACTGTTTGAACTCTGCTTGTACCGTCTTTATGAACTATGGCAGGAACTAGATCTGGCCTTTTGCATTTAGCAACATATTGCATAAATGGAGATTCCTCACAAGGCATTTCAAACCATTTGTTAGCATCTTCTTTTAATATAACAGGTGCAAAAGGTCTAAATTTTTGTCGCCTTTTTATTTCATTAACTTTGTCTTTAATATCCGGCCCTCTAGGATCTGCTAACAATGAACGATTACCTAATGCCCTCGGTCCAAACTCTGCTCTACCATTTGCTACACCCGCTATCTTATTTGTAAGTAATTCATTTAATAATTGTTTGTTTGGATATTTGCCTTTAATATTATAACCCAAATAAGGTGTGAACTCTACATGTTGTTGAGTGTGTGCTAGTATTGCTCCTAGTGATGAACCTGCGTCACCGGGGTTTGGCATAATCCATACATTATTAAAATACTCTAATGCTTTTGTGTTTGCCACACAATTTAATGCACAACCACCCATCAATACTAAGTTGTTTGTATAATCTTTTTCTTTTGTTTTAACTAATAACTTTTCAAATTCTTCTTCATATATTTTTTGAGTTGCTGCTGCAATTCCAAAAAGATCATATTCTTCATATAATCCAGGTAAGAAGTCTCTACAACCTTTATGCAAATTTGTATCTAATAATGGTTTCATTGCGTTATAAAACCTATCAGGATTGCCATATGCTGCCATGCCCATAAGGATATATTCTTCTTCGGTAGGTTTTAATCCACATCTTTGAGTCATAGCAGAGTAAAAAAGTCCTAAGGATTTAGGATAATATTGCCCAAACCTTTTGCCTAATGCTCCACTCCATATACTTGTGGTTGTTAATTCTCCGATAGCATCTATTACAAGAACATTAGCATTTATAAAAGGACTTGTAAACATACCTGCTGCTGCGTGTGCTTTGTGGTGTGTTGTATATTTTATAGGCGCTGTTATACCTAGCTTTGCTAGGTCTTTTTTTATAGTGTTCTTTTTTAAATCTTGGCCTGCAATAAGGCGTCTTATATTCTTTATCCAAGGTTTCTCATACCAGTATATTATGTTTGGATAACCATATTGTAAAGCATCCGCTATTATTTCTAAATTTATATTTTTGTCGTTTTTGATGCCACTATATCTTTCGGCATGGCCTGCAAACAATATCTCATTATCTTCTATAACTGAAATAGAAGCGTCATGAAACCCTGCACTTATTCCCCATCTAATCATAAATAAATTGTTGTTCCGCTTCGAATTCCCCTAATATAGTTTTAATGTGCCTTTCCATCTTCTTGGCCATTAGTTTATTTCCTTTTGGTTGTGGGTGTCCTTGAGCTAGTCTCTGATGGGTATATTTTGTACCG